GCTTCGAACTCTTTGACTTGCTCTGAGAGCTTGTCGCGCATTGACTGGGTTGCCGAGTTGTTTGGGACTTCTACGTCATCGGCAACAATGATATCGGCTCGGCTACCTGTAAGCTGGGATGTTATTCCAAGGGACTTGACTGAGGGAGCGTGTGAGGCTTGGGCTGGTCCAACATCAAAGGAGATCTTAGAGAAGCGTTGTCTGTCACCGGGCATGAGGTGAGCTAGCACTTTCATCTCGTGGATCAACCGGAGGGTGAAGGTCGAGAAGTCGTCGGCTCGGTTCTTGGATGCCGATACCACCAGGATGTTCTTTTGTGGGTCGAGAAGGAGTTGGTGGACTACAAAGGCTGAACAGATCCATGACTTACCGACACCTCGGAATCCTTGGATAACACCTCGTCGGGGTCCGTTTTGCATCCACTCTGCTATCTCGTATTGAATAGGAGTAGGTGCAGGAAGCGTAAGGTGGTTCCATGTCATCCATAAGAAGTTACGGAAGTCCTTAAGCTGTGGAGGGATGTCACTCATTCATTAACAACTTTATCAGTAGGATCTTCGAAGGGAAGTAAATTTACGAGTGCGTCCAAGGGTGACTCCTGAGTGATACTGGCTGTGATGTTATTGTCTTTAAGTAACTGACGTGCAGCGTTTAAGAGAGCAGGACCAGCATCGCCACTTTGTATTTGATCAATGAATGTATCTATAAGAAGGTCTTGTAAACCTTCCATCTTTATGCTTCGTTTTTCGTCGCTCATTAGTCGTCTTTTGTTAAGGAATGGAATACTTTAATTACCATGTAGGTTAACGTGGCTAGTCCAACGGCAATCGCTACAAGGGTGTTTACCTGTTCAAGTGTTATGTTTGCAATCAATCCAGTTATGCCTACTGCGGTTGGTGTGATGGGGGAGTTCATGGTCCGATCTAGGATTCATCCAATTTGCTTCCAAAGACTACAAAATCAACGTAACGGCCAGTCGCCAAGTTGTGGTATATTCTGAGTTCAAACGACGATACGGTTTTATTACGAACCGTAAAAGAACCGAGGGAGAATGCAGTAGACTCAGAAAGATTCGAAGAACCTAACGAACCCATGACAGTGTAATTCGTATCAAGCATGGGAGTATCAAAATAGATGATACGTTGATTATCGGTTACCTGTGCTACGGTAGTCGTAGTTGTATTTACATTGTATGAATGATGAAGTTGTTGAGGAGATGGACTGGGAGCAGCTTGGTCATAACGCACTGATCCATAGCACTTAGGAGAGAATGGACTATATTTAAGAACGTCAGGTGTTACTGGACTTGAAGCCAGCGACGTTTCTATAGAATCCTTTACGATTGCTGCGTCATCATTATCAATTTCTAGGTAACCAATACTGTGTGCTGCTATCTTTGCATTCGTAACTGCACCATCGTTAATCTTAAGTGATGTAACACAAGAGGATGCTAGTTTAGTTGATCCAACACTCCCGTTAAGGATCTTATCTGCTGTAATAGCATTCGTTTGAATCTTTGCGGAAGAGACTGCGTTGTTGAGTATTTTTGTCTGCGTTACTGCATCTGAAGCTAGTTTATTAGCGGTGACAGCACCATTCTCAATCGCAGACTCAGTAACACTTTGGCCCCCTGCACTGGTGTCAGCGGCATCCTCGGTCATTTCCTGGGCCGCAAAGAGTCCTTGCTTATAAGCGCTATCGAGGTCGCTTTCATTAAGGACAGCGCCAGCTTTGAAGTCGATTGTAGGAAGAACTGAGGTAATTCGATAAACCCGGATCCGAGTTGATACGTTACTTACTATCTTTGTTAGCACACTCCACGAAGCCGTAGTTGGTGTAATCGTCTTAGTAAGAAGGTTTAGGGTGAAATCAGTGTCTTTAACAAGAAGGATACGAACACCACTTGCGTTAATACCAACGACGCTTATGTCGTCAGCACTGAGTGTATCAAAGCCATACGTGATGCTTGAAAAGGTGCTACTTGTCGGTGAGGAAAAGTCACTGGTTTCGTAAAAGGATAGACCGCTTGTGATAGGCATAGTGTTTTATAAGGTTGGGATAGGAGGTTTGTTAAATTCTTCAAAAGTTCGTTTGTTAAGCTCGTTCTTTTGTTTCGTCAGATTGTTTAAGGTTTTAAGCAGTTCGGGGAACTCTTGGACAACTTGGTTTTTTGCTTTCAAACGATAAGAACCTATTACTTTGTTCATCAAACTAATCCTAGGATCTTTAGTTGTTATTTCTGAACGGCCTCCAGATGCATTGATCGCTTGAGTCATGGCTTTAAACTGACGCGAGTTAATGAGACCTTTAAGGGAGTCCCTCATGGTCTTGCCACCAAGTTTAATCTCTGAGCTAAGTTCAAGGAATCTGTCGTATGCTTGTCGTCCATCTTCGTTGTAGAACTGCCTCATGTCAGTGTCCCGGTGGTTAATGAAGGTTGATGGAGGCATTCCGAATCCGTGGACAAGTTCCATAATCGTCTTATCAACGCTGTCGTTCTTTTTACTAGAGACGTAGACTGGGTTAAAGACTCCCAGCAATCCTAATGGATTTTGTTTATAGACGGCTTCACCAAGGAAGGTCCGTTTAGGTGGGACTTTTTCGTGCGCGATAGGAACTTTTCTGAGTATAGCGTCAACTACTGTTCGTGATTCTCTGATCATTACCTCTGCTTCACCAAGGTCTGTCATTTGCGCTAACGACTGAGGAACGGATAAACCACTGACAACGTCCCGAACGCCTTTACCAAAGTAAACTTCAGGCTGTTGTATCATGTTAATGACGTTATTTAAGCCGCGAAGGAAAGACTTATCGGTGATACCCTCGGAGATAGTAAACAGAAGTGAACCGACTGCTTCCATTGACGCCGGTTCAAGATCGGGGTTCATGGCCGCAAATGACGAAACATCCGCAGCAATTCCAATCATGGTTGCCCAAGGGTCCAGACGTTGATAACTAACGTAGGTTGGGTTATCTAAGTCACCCAAGTTAAAAGAGTTAGGTTTCCAACCTGTAGCTTCTAAGGCTTTTCGTTCGTCGGGGTTACGAGGTCCGCTTCCTGTTAGTTTATCTTTGTTAAGATAAGCAAAGTATAGAAGTGCGGTTCCTCCTGCTGCGGATGTTGCCATACGTCCTGTAAACTCTGCCTGTTGAATAGGACTCATTTTCGCAAAAGCTTCACGCCTTTCAGCGGCTCTTCCAAACATACGAGGAGCTAGTTCAGACATCGCCCCAAACGGTGTACGCTGTAGTCCAAAGTGTAAGATATTTGCTGGGGTGTTAATAAACGGAAGAAGCAAGGTCAGAGGTGGATACTGCGCTCTCTTGCGGTTAATCATGTTAATGACTTCGCTTTTCATTGGAGACGTAGCTGTTACCTCTTGTGCGTATTCCTTAGTCCGTCCAATCATATCCAAGACGCTCTTATCATTGATGAACTGATCTTTAGATTCGGACACTAGACGCTCGTATTCTTCAGAGATGGCAAAAGGATTGTCCCGCAAAGTGGTATCGCCCTTAAGCACGTTATCCCTTGCCTTCATTCCAAGCTGTGCAAGGATACGGCTTTCGCTGTATAGCTCTCCATCTTGGTTGATAGCTTTTTTGTGCATTGACTCTTTCCAAGCCTTTTGTGCTTCCGGGGGTTTTGTAGCCCAATCTTTGTTATTCTTTACGTAAACATTGAGTTCGGTTCGTAGTCTAGAAGTTGCTGACAGTGCTTTGTTCATTCCGTCCCCCATAGCATTAGCTGCAAAAGGCCAGTTGAAGGCAGTGTTCATCCATTTAAATGCTTTGGGTCCGATTAGTTTTTCGGCTGATCCCCAAATCCTAGGGTCGGCTGCATCCATTGGAGCGCCGCTTATTGATTCGGTGTAAGGTGAAGCCCCTCCGGTAACAACATCGGATCGAGTTCGCCCTGATTTCGCTCCCGCACTCAATGCCATTTTTATATCTTCAAATTGTGAGTGAACTTTAAATGAGTCCTCCAATACCGCTTTGGCTTCAACATCGCCAAGTGCTGTCCTTATACCGGCACCTACGGTCATTTCAAACCGTTTCAATGCCCTCATCGTTTGAGGAATGCCTACGTTAACTGTTAAGGTAGACGCTCCTGAGATTAAGTTACGCTGGAACAACCTTGCACCTAAGTTAGCAAACTTTCGAAACTTACTCATCTTCGCAAGCTCATCAGCATTTTGAAACGCGGCTAAAGGTGTCTCACTATCTGCTGCATAGAGAAGGCGACTCATGTAATCCTTAAATCCTTTCTCTACGTCTCCAGGCCGGGAAGCAAGCCAACCTGCGTAAGCTTTTTCAGTTCTAAGGGACTTTCCTTGTTGTTTGATAGCGTTTGATCGTGCTTCAATATACTCAGCCTTTTTCTGTCTAATAGCCTGTAATGCACTAGCGGCGTTCTTACCAGTTCGCTTAAGGCTTGAATCTTGAATAATTTGAGCAACTTCAAACTGGTTGTCCGACATTCTAGCAAGCGCTTTAACTTCTTCTAACACCTTCGGTATTGCGCGTTCTTCTTTCAGCATCCGCTGCACCGATTGAATCTTTTCGTAAAGCTCCTTTAGCTCTGGGTCTTGCTTCAGCTTTGTAGGTGTTAACTTACCTTTTGGTCCGAGGTCACCGTCTAACAACGACTGTCTTAAGTTATCTAGTCTTTCGTTAAGAGCTTTAAGTTTTGTAGATGCGTCAGCTTTCGATATTTTCTCTTTCCCTTTTTTTCTGACAATGTCTTGTAACTGTTTAACGGCTGAGTTTGCTTTACCGGGATCAAGCTCGTCTTTAATCTTCTTCAGTCTAGCTAGAGAGGCTTTCTTTGTGTCTCGTCTTTTTGCGTATGCAGAAGCGCTTAAGGTGTCGGCGTAGTGTTCTTCTTCTCTAAGCTTAATGATCGCCCTTTCATCTTTAAGAACTTGATCGTGGTGCTTGATCTGTCCTTGAACGACACGGATGTCATTGTTAATCTTTTTCAATTCGGGTGCCTCTTTTACAGGCGCACCGGGATCTGTTTGTGTTCCCTTTATTTCATCCGGGTCCATCTCTGAAATACGCTGAGACCGTTGTCGTTTGATCTCTAGTTGTTTCTCAAGACGCGCAAGTTCTTTTTGACGTTGCTCCGTTACTTTATCTCCCTTATCTCGGATCGAATCTAAATCATCTTTAGTAGGTGTTACGTCCGTTTCAATGTCACCTAGTGTATCTGAGATCTCCTCGTCAGTTCTTTCGATCCGCATCTCGTTCAACGCATCCAGACCCACATCGTCAACGTCTGCCAGTTTAGCTGCTTCCGCTTCACCATACATGCTTTTAGCGCGATGCTCTAACCGTTGTGATCCAATTAAATCTTGGATGTCTACCACATTACCAGCTTGTCTTGCTCTAAATATATCGGAGACACCGGTTCCAATGGTCGCTTGTTTTAGCGTAAAGAACTCAAACCGTTTCATTTCTTGTTCAGCAAGAAGTGTTAACTCGTGGATTTGCTTTTGCGTAGATTCGTCAATGTTACGTCCTGCTGCTTTCTCAAGTGCTTCGAGTTCTTTTGAAAAGCCAACTTTGGTGTAAAAAGATAACGTCGAACCTGCATACGCTACTTGTTGTCGTAAAGCTAACTCCGCGATCAATTCAACATCTTTGTCTGTGGATATTTGACCGCTTCTTAGGGCTTGCGCTAGCGGTGAAGAGTCGATGTTACGTAGCTCGTCCAGTTGGACCATCTGCGCCGCCATCTCTTGGACTGTACGTTTTTCAGTCGCCATCAACTCTGGTACGATGTCTTCCATCATGTCCTCTAGTTCGTCAATGGAGTCTACGCTAGATAGCCGTTGAACAATGTTCTTGTTCTGATATATGGCTTGTGGACCACTGATGGGGGCTTGTAGTTTTGACACGTCCGGCACTCCGTCCTTTGGTGTGGGTGCTACATCGGGTGCAGTAACATCAGGTGCATTAACATCAGGACCGCCTCCCGGCAGCGTGTCTTCTGGATCTAAGTTCTCAACGCGTGTTCGGACATCATCAAGGTTTTTAATCCCGCTTTCAGTTGCGGAACCGT